TCCTGCGCCCAGACGCAGAGCAGATCGATCTCATAGCGTGCGCGCTCTTGTCGGTCGAAGCGGTCGCGATACTGCCCGGTGTTGGCGATCGTGGTCGGGAGCACAGAGAACGCTCGGTTAAGCGCGGCCTCCGGTGCCCACCTAGGATTGAGCAGCTCGGCAGACTCGTGGAGACTCGTGCCCGCCTCGACGATGGAGGCGACGTTGTCGAGCACCTGGACGTGGGTTAGCGCGGCCATCGCGGCAAGCTCCCCGTTTGCACGCCTGGGCCGCCTGTGAAGAGCACCGAGTCCGCGCCCGCCTGCTCGGTCCCGTCCGCGTCGCCGTCTTGATCGAAGTCGTAGTCGAAGCTGATCGAAGCCCACTCGGTCGCGAACATGTCCCGGTAATCGTCGGCGAGTTCGGCGTACCTGCCATCCCCGGCAGCGCTCGCGCCGTCTCGGAAGATCAGCTCTAAGCTCTTGAGCACGAGCGAGTCGGTGAGTGCGTATGGGCTGAGGATCAAGTAAGGCATCCGGCCCGACTTGAGGAGCATGCGGACGAGGATCTCCCATGCTGTCGTAATGAAGTCGTCGGCGTCGTTCCCGGTTGCGATCATGCGGGACAGGTTCTGATGTCGCGCCTGGAGGTCTGCGGTAACCACGGTGGGGAAGAGGTTGGACCGGACCAGGGCGGCGGCTCGGACGAACTTAACCGAGGGGTTCCCGCTGATGATCAAGTCCCACTCGATGCGCCATCCGTCGCCGAGGCTCTTGGTGTCGGGGAGGTCCACCGCTGCGATCGTGTAGGTCGCGATGTCCGCAGCCACGACTACCGCTGCCGCGTCGATCACCTTGACGCTCGCCCCGTCGTAGACCGAGACGGTGCCGGAGTCGGGACCGATCAGCGTTCCCGTCGCGTCGAAGATCTGAGCCTCGATCGCGTTCGCGCTTCCGCGAGTTAGCCACTCGGGGAACGGTGCGTGGATCCGGTATAGCGTGGCATTGGTCGTCATTAGCCAGCACCTCCGCCACTTCCGCCGAGACGCAGAATCCTAACGCTCGTGATCGTGCTAGAAAAGTCTGGAGTCAAATCGTTCACCGAGAACACCCCGAACCCAAAGCGCGCGGTTGCAGACTGAAGATCCCAGGCGGGCTCTGTGGTCGCCCCGTCAACCGCCGCGATCTCTTTTGTTCTCACCCAATTTCGGTTGACTGTTGCTACCTGGTACGGGGCGGCGGTCGTGCTCGTAGACGTTGCGTGGCCCATGATCCCGGTGGATCCGGTGAGCATGTAGATCGTCTCGATCAGGTTGCTCCTTGCGGTCGAGCCTGGGTTGAGAGCGTCGTTCTGCTCTGCGCTCCAGTCTGCGGCAATATTGCCCCCGCCCACCCGGTAGACCCTGCGGCTCGTGGCCGCAAAGTAGCACTTGTAGAACATGAGCTTGGTCACGTCTTGCGGGTCGGTTGTGGGCGTGTATAGGGCCGTGCCCCAGCCTTCATATTGCGCGTCTAGGTCCTGATCTTCCGTGAGGAGAACTTGGATCGCGATAGTGTCAAGATTCGACAGATCAGGCATCACATCGAGGAGCTTGACGCTGAACCATGGAGAGGTGATACCGTCTCCGAGATTATGACCTGACCCCGTCGCGGTGATCCGAAGCCCAGTCCCATTGATGATCTCGGCAGTGCCGACCGTCCCGCCGCCATCGTCAAGCTCAGCCTTCCACTCGACACCGTTGAGCACCTTAGTCTCACCGTCCGTGAAAGTTTCCGATGCCTCGCCCGTAAGGTCTAGCACGTACTCCTCAAACCAGCTCGACGCCTCACCGCCGCCGCCTCCTCCCGTTATGTTCCCTCCGATCGGCATCAGCGGAACCAGATCACGGAAGCAGTAGGCGTGCCGGACTCGGACAGGATCTCGATGTCGAGGTCGTCACTGATCCCAGGAGGCGGAGGCCGAAGGGACCACGACGATCCCGCCGGGACCTGCTCCTCGTTCGCACCCGCGATCCGAATAGTAAAGCCGATCTCCGCGTCGTCGAGCGTGACCGAGATCGAGCGTGCTCCATCTTCCAGCGTGATCGCCGATCCGTATCCGGTCGAGAGAACCTGAGAGGCTGATCGGTAAAGCGACATTAGACAGGAAGCAGAACGTAGGTGTAGACCGTAGAGCCAATCCGACCCTTGATCTTCAGCTTGTTGCTATCGCCCGCGTCAAGCCAGAACGAGATCTCGCTGTCTTCGATGTCGCCATCGTCGGGAGACTCATCGCTTATGGTGATGAATAGTTCTTGGAAGTCGTTAACTTTCAAGACCGAGTTGAGGATCTTAGTACCCTTTGCCATGTCAATGCTCCTTGGTGAGGAGACCGGGCTGCACGCCCAGTCATTGATTAGCGGTGATCAGCTCTTGCGCTTCACCCCGTCTACTACGTAGCGAGCGGCTGCCCGCGCTTTGGTCTGTGCTTGTTCCTGCGACATCTTGCCCCGAGACTCACGGACGAGTCGGCCTGTCATCGCTTCGATCTTCTCGCGGACTCCCTGCTTCTCACCCGACATCGGGAACCTCGGCAGCCTTGCGCTTGCGCTTCGGAGCTCCTGCGCGCTTCATAGCTGCGATCCGGTCCTCGGCCCGCTTGAGCCGGGACGCTGCGATCAGGTTGGAAGGGTTAAGAGATACGGCACCCTGGAGTCGCTCGATCTTCTTCTGCTCGTCGTGGATCTTGATCTTCAGGATGTTGGGCGACATCGGCGCGACGATGCCGCTGCTCACGAGGTGACGAAGAAAGGTGTAGTAGTCCTCGCCGCCGGGCTCTGTGAACATCCGCCCCGCCTCGACCGAGATCTTCTGGAAGGGATCTAGGTAGGAGTGCCCGCCCGCCGCATGGGGCACGGCGACCATGTAGTCTTGGTACTCACCGAGGCGTGGGTCTGAGTGCTGAATAATGCTCCAGCCTCTCCGCATGTTCCCTGCGACTGCTAGGTCGGTCCCGCCGCCTTCGGTCACTCCGTCGCAGCCTGGATCGATCACGAGCTTGCCGAGCTGCGGCAGCCACTCCTTGCCTGCGAACATCCAGCGATGCGGATGCCACTTGAAGATGAAGCGCGGCTCCTTGCGGACCCGGTGCGGGATCTTGACCGCATCGAGCCGCTCGGCCTGTGAGACTCTTTTTCCTAATACCTGTGCCATGAGATCCTACCCTCTTGTTACTTGGTTTGGGACAACGCGCCAAACGGAGGTTGCGGCCTTGCCGGACTTGCCGTCTTTTGCGTTCTTGTGAAAGCTGATCAGCCATCCGCCCTCGATGCGTTCACCGGAGGCGTGGGCGGGCTCCTCCTTCGACCAACGGAGCGCGGCGTTAACCGCAGCTCCGAAGGCCAAGGAAGATGGATCACGGAGGCTGATGTAACCGTGAACCGCCATTGTCTTATCGGTCCGTGATGATGGCGACACCCTTGTCGTCTTCGCTAATTCCAACGCCGAGGTAGGCGTGCGCTACAATCCTGGACAATCCCGGATCGGACACTCGGTCGAACTCCGCAAAAATCGGTGAAGCGGCCGGAGCCATCGTCGCACCCGGCATAATTCCTCGCGCCGAAGCCTCGACGTAAGCCACTCCGCCGCCGCTCATCATAAATCCGGCGCTGTCGTCGCCCGCGTTGGCGGTTGGGACCGAGGCCGAAGTCCAGATGTCAACGCCCAAAAACTGCCCTTTGTAACCTTGGCCGTGAGCCTTCAGAGTCTCGGCGGTCGCAGGCATGAACTGCACAGCTCCGCCCTCGGAGCGGAGGGATTCCTGGAGATCTGTGAACTGCGTTGGATAGAGAACGCAGGCGAAGGGCAGATTGTTGGCGGTCTGCTCAAGCTGGTAGATCGCGGCATAAAAATCATCGACGAGGAGATCCTGCGTGGTCGTTCCTACGGTGTTGCTAAACCCAGATCCAGCGACGCAGGCCAGCTCAGTAAAGCGCACGATGTAAGACGCGGCGACTGCACGAGCGAGAGTATCCATGCCGACGTTCCCAGCGCCCTGGGTGATCTGCATTAAATCAGACAACTCGTAGGCGATAATTTGGGAAGCCACGCTCAAACTCAGGCTGCTCACTGGGAGCGCGGTGTTGCCTGTGGCGGTGACTTCGTCTCCGGCGGCGGCGGTCATCGCGGTTCCGAGGTTCACCTGAGCGGTCTTGGAGGTGTCCGAGCCAGATCCGCCGAGGTCGGCGAGCTTAATGCAGATAGACCGGAGATCGGTCCCGTCGTACAAGAGATCCCAAACCATCGAGTTGAGGATTTCGGTGCTTCGCAAAGATCCTGCGTCGCCCGTATAAGTAATTTCGTTTGCCATTGTAGTTCACTCCAGCCGCAGCGCGGCGCGTAGATGTTGGTTCAATCTTCGCTGCGCTCGCCCGTGGGTGGGAGTGACCGTGCGCGTCGGTCGGTGCTCTTGCTTCGCCCGTGAGGTGGGAGAGACCTAGCAGAGGTGCCGACGAGTCAAGGCTAAAGCCTAGAGGCTCGATGCGTCAAGTCTAAAGCCTAGAGACCGTTGATCAGGCTGTCCTTGTTCCTGCGGAACTCCTCGATCGACATGCTTGAGATGCTGCCGGGCGTGAACGGCTGAGCAGCTGGCGGGGCGGGCTTGCGTCCGGCATTCGACTGCGGCATCGCCGGAGAGGTCGGAGCGGGAGGGGCGGGCGCCTCTCCAGGCTGGAGGGTGGGCGCCGCTGCTTGGGGGGACAGGAACGCCGAGACCAGAGGGCTCGACCGACCCTCCCGCTCAAACCAATCTGAGAATTCGCCGGGCTCTGTGGCCTTGGAGAACTTAGCTCGGAGCACGTCGCCCACGTCGGAGTCTGTGATCCCAGCTCCGAGCAGAACCCGCTCTTGCCCCCAGGTCGTCTCCGCCTCGGCGTGCTTCGCCTGTAGGGTGTCGAACTGAGAGCGAACCTCGGTGAGCGTTGTTAGCTCAGCCTGGAACGCTCCGGCCTTGGTCTCCCATGCAGCCGCAGCGGGCCGCAGCTCGGCGAGCTCGGCGGTGAGGGTGTTGCGGCTGTCTCGGATCTCGGCGGTCCTCGACTGGATCAACTCCTGAACCTGGGCCTCGGTGTATGTCTTGGGGGTCTCGTCTGTCATCGTCCGTTACTCCTGCAAAGTGGGACGGAAGCCACGACCAACGGATCCCATGATCCGCTCGGCTTGAGGCTTCGGAATGTTGAAGAACTCGGAGAGCATCGAGATCCCAGAGTCTCGGGGCAGCCCGCCCATCGCGACCCGCTCTACGATCCCCGTCGCCGCTGTCACCTGCGCGCCGTTAAGCGCGGTGTCTGCCGCCTTGATGTCGCCGCCTGCCGGAGCGAGGATGCCGCCCAGGTCGTCGCCCTCGGCGCCGGGTAGGCTGTCCATGCTAGCGAACTCGACCCGCTCTTCGCGGACGGTGTCGAGGTGGGCGAACGCTTCGGCCCGCTCCATGCCGGGGTGCTGAGCCAGGACGATGTCGACCGGGGACGCGAGGCCGACCTCTAGCAGTGCGGTAGCTTCGGCCACTCGGGCCTGCCGCTCGGTCGGCGTCGGAGGGACCGCCATGTATCGGATCGAATAGCCGGACTCGGGCAGGCTGCCGCCTTCGTTCGCATTGAGCAGAGCAGCGGAGAGGTTAAGCACCGCTTTGTCTGCGCGTTCGAACTGCGCCTCGCTGGCCTTCTGCATCCTGCGGACGGTCTCGCGCTTGAGGGCGATCGCATAGCCGGACTCGGCAGCGCCTCCGCTCTTCTGGAAGTCGTCGGGGCTCAAGCCGCTGTGGGCGAGACACCTAGATTCATAGGAGTCGATGGCGAGCTGATAGCGCTCTGGATCTACGCTCGCGCCGAACTGGCCGAGCCTGCCGCCGCCGGGGACTTCCTCCGTGAACATCGCGATCGAGGTGGGATCGAGGTGGACTTCCTTCCTCGCCGCCTTGCCGCTGCCACGGATAGCACCGCCGCCGAGCTGGACACCGATCGCCCACCGCTGCGAGTAAGCAGCGTCCCGGCAGAGGTATCCCCAGAACGACCAGAGCGCGCCGATGTGCAAGGTGCATTCAACCTGCTCGGAGTTCTCCCACGGGTTCCAGAGCGCCCCGGTTCGCTGCGCGTGATAGAGCGAGTAGGGCAACACGGGCGAGCCCTCGACGAGGTAGGGGTAGTCGCCGCCGCTGAACGTGCCGCCCAGCACCTGCTCGGTGATGTCCTTCGCGCCTTCGATGTCGGCGCGTCCGCTCGGGAGCAGCACCCGGTACTTCGGATCCTGAGGATCGCGGATGTCGAGAACATCCCAGGTCCATTGATCCCGTTCACCCTTGCCGTCGCCCAGGTCGAGCGAGGCGAGCCGGGCCTCGACGACTAGGTTCGGCTCGTCTGGATTGTCGCCGCTCGCCTCGGCATAGACTAGATCCGAAGGGACGGCCCGATAGAGCAGCTCGCCGCGCTCGGTCGTGTAGTCGGTTCTTATAAGTCCCTCTCGCATGCCCACCGTATTTCGCGCATTCCTGGCACCAATCGCCCAGAGCCCATCGAGCCGAACGCGGGTGGCGAAGTCGTCCACGTCGGAGTCGGGGTGAGAGACTCGGGGCGGAGCGTCGTACTGGATCGCGAGCTGCTTGGTGATCGTGGCGAATAAGTTGCGGCTAACGTCCAGCACACCGAGGCGCTCGACTGTCCCGACGGGGAAGAACTCACGGCACTTGCGGTCGAGGTCCTGCTTCCATTGGCCCTCTAGCAGACGGCGCCGAAGCCGGGAGTAGGATCGGCGCGTCTCGTCCTCCTGGGACGGCAGAGGCGGAACGTCAGAGAGTGCGGTCTGGTCTTGGCTCATGTGTCCTCGGCTCGGGAGTCGCCCCGCTCAGGGTATGCGTAGCATAGAAGATCGGTCAACACCTAACGCACCTTGATCCGGTCGGTGTTGCGGTGGCGGGTGTCGAGGTACTCCCGTCCGATATATCGAGCGGCGTCGAGGATGTGGCTTAGATCTTTATTCTGAGCGTTGCCCCCCGGCCCCCGCCAGTGACGCAGTCCGGCGACGAGCGCAGCACAATTGGGGTGGACCGTGAGCGAGCCCTTGACCATCGCCGAGTGCAATAACCTCGCGGTGTACGCCACCGACCCCGGCCCCTTGCGTGCCGCCTTGATGCGGAAGGGTGGGGACTCGGGCGGCAGACCGGAGAGCACTGCGATCTTCTGCTCTAGAAGTTGGTTCACCCGGTAGCCCGCCTCGCTCTTGCCCGCTGAGTTCGTATCGCCCCGCGCCACGTCGACGGCCTCGGGTCCCAGGTCCCAGCGTGAGAGCATGTCGAGGATCCCGTTAGCATCCTCTTCGATCCCGCTGTGCCCCTGGCTCGTGTACTCGTCGAGGAACCAGACACGCGGGTTCGTCTTGTCCCGAGTGTCGAAGCCGCAGAGCAGGGCAGCCTGCCGACCGTGGCCCTCGCCGTGGTCGATGCCGAGGCCGATCTGTAGCTCGCAGTCTGGGAGCGTCTTGCTTACCATCGCGTCGGACCAGGAGCCATAGAAGCGATCCGGCGTGGCCCCTTCCCACTCGCCGTTGTAACGCTGTGGGCGCTCGGTCGGGAGGATCATCTGCTCGATCTCGTCCAGCTCCTCCTGACTCATGCCCGTATTCTCGGGAGTCGGTGGGACGTGAATGTCCTCGATCAGTCCCGACTCGCAGGCATCCTTGAGCCATCCGACCGGACGCCCGACCGGGGTGAGCGTGAGCCACAAGCACCCCTTGCGAACCAGGACCCGGCTCTGTGCCTCGGCGAAGATGCGCTGCTCGGGCGGCTCGTCGAGCCACACGAAGTCGAGAGTGGCGCCTGCCGCTGCGAGGGTGCCCGCCGACTGCGAGACGATGCCCATCGAGTCGCCAGTTCGGAGGCGGAGGATCCTACGGTTGCCGACCCTGAAGCCGCGATCTGGGTGGTAACGGCAGTCGGGGTGAAGCAGTCCAGCTGGGAGCAGAGCGAAGAGCTTCGCCTCGATCTCCTTGCTGCTATCGTCACTGTAGGGCACGAGTCGCCCGGCGATCGGTCTGTCTGGGATCTCCCGGTAAGGGTGCGAGTGGGTGAGCCACCATAGGGACTCTGCGCTGCCCGCGTGACTCTTGCCGACGATCTGGTTCGGCCCTCGCATGCACCGAGTCTGCGCTTGGCTCCGATGGAACCGCTCCTGCCCAGGGCGAGGCTGATAGCGGGCGAGCGGATTAGCAGAGACGGCAGAGAGGGCGGAGGCTAGCGACACGAGCAGAGCCTAGCACTAGGGCGGCGTGTTGCGCTTTCTAACTTTCTTTAATGTATTTACGAATAAGCCTTGCACACTCTCTTTAATGTCATTACTATAAAGACAGTCAAGGGCAATCAAGCCCAGGAGATACAGACCATGACCAACTTCCCCTCAATCGCAATCGCCTACTACAACAACTACATCAATGACCTCCCCATCACAGATGCCGAGCACCGCGCCGTGGAGTACTGGTGCGACGACAATGACCTAATCATCCAAGAGATGCTGGGAGATATCGAGGCGGAGATCGCGGAGGTGGCGAGCGCCTAAGCCCAACCGCCAGCGCATCAGCCCCTTCGGGGGCTTTTGTCGTTCTGGCACAGCGGCTCGCCAAAGCCCTTGCAGTCGTCGTCGGCGCACCACGGCGGCCCGAAGTAGAGAGCCCGGCAGCCGACGCAGATCCGGCGGGCGTTCCTCGGCATGATGTGCCAGATCGAGAAGATCACGCCTGAGCCTCTTCCTTCGCCGCCGCCTCTTTCCAAGCGGCATAGCCCCGATAGTGCATGGCCCGGTGTGTCGCCTCTGCCATGATCAGTAGGCTCTCGGTCACGCGGATCGATCGCAGGCGGGCGAGGTCAAGTTCCTCGGCCCGGTCCAGCTCGGCGGCGGTGAGCCACGCCATAGCCTCGACGTTGGGGACGGGCAGGCTTCCGTCTGCGTTGTAGGAGGTCGCCACTTCCAGCAAGAACACGAGCGACATGCCGGGCCGAGCGTGCCCTTTTAAGATCTTGCTGATCGTCGCCTGAGATACGCCGACCCTTCGGGCTAGCTCGATCTGTCTGACCTTATGTCGCTTCAGCCACTCGGCCAGGAACTCCCGACCCTTCGTATCCTCGCCCATGCTTCCTCCTGCTAATGCCTCTGCCGAACTCGGATAGCCTCGACCATCTCGGGATCTAGCTCCGAGGCTAGACGGTCAAGCAGCTCGTCTCGGCTCAGGTTGGCGTGGTCCTCGGCCTCGGTAGCGTTCGCCAGTTCGTCGCGGGCAGCTTGAACCAGCTTGTCCGCAGCGGTGCCCCACGTCCTGTTCAAGTCCCTGAACTCCAGCCCCTTGCGTTGTCCTTCGTCTTGCAGCCGGGCGAGCATCTCAGCGTGGCTCAGAGTGGCGAGTTCGGCGGCTTGTTTCAGGATGGCGTCCTTTGCACGGCAGACTCCGGCTGAAAAGCTAGGGTCGCTCTTGAGCCAGTATTGAACGGTTGCGTGGCTTCGGTCTGCGGCCCGTCCTGCGGCTCTCTGGCTTCCCCCGTCTGCTAGCACGGTCGCTGCCCTGGCCTTCGCTGTGTGTGTCGTTCTCGGCATCGCACCTAGCCTAACCTCTACCGATAGATCGGGAAAGGATCTTAGCGGCCCGGTCTCTGTTCTCGTCGGTAGCTGGCATCTTCCGGTCCTGCCTGTGCTCCCACATCGCGTGGGCGATCGAGGTCTCAAAGGAGCGAGCCATCAGCCATTGGACCTCGTCCTCGGAGAGGCGGCGCTTCGATCGGCTCTTGACCTTCCATCCGAAGCGCAGGAGCTCCTCGACGTTGTGTGCTCGCTCGTAGATCTTGAGGTGGGCTCGGAGGTGCTCGCCTGCTAGGCAAGAGCAGGGAACCTGCACATCGTAGGAGGGTGCCTTCTTCTCGATCATCATCACGTGTCCTCGGTCGCAAGCGTGCGGGCAGTGTGGATCGGTAGGCACCTCGACCGCTCGGGCCTTGGTCTTGCGGTACTGCCGGATCACGTCGTCCAGGCCGAGTTGCCCGAACGCTCCCCGAGCTCGACGCTCGGCGCATTCGTCCCGAGCAGCTACGAAGGCACGCTCCAGTCGGTCGGGGGAGATAGAGCCGAGCCTGTGCTGTAGGTCCTTCGCCCAAGTGTTAACGATGTCCTCGGCGGGCTCACGCTGATTAGCTGATGTGAGCTGGGCCTCGATAGTCTCCATTATCCTCTGCATTCTGCCTCCTGCTTCTCTGCGATCTCTCGCTCTAGGTTAGCTGCCATCTCTGCAAATCTCTTCTTCTTCCGTGCTCGCTTCTCTTCCAGGGTCTCGCCCGGTGGGCCGGAGGTGTTGCCCTTGCGCTTCGCGGTGACCTTGCCCGTCGAGTCAAAGCAGGCGAGGAAGGACCGCCCTGGGCGATCTGTGCCTGCCGCCCACTCGATCAACCCGGCGACCTCTGCCGCATCCTGTCGGGAGATCCCGGCCCACTTAGCCTGAGAGGCGGGAGGAACGAAGAGCGGCATTCCTAACTGCTCCCTGATCTCGCTCGTGTCGATCCTACCTTCGCTCAAGTCGTCGTCGTCCTTCTCACGCGCCCCCGCGATAGACACCGACTCCGACTCCGACTTAGATTCCGACTCCGACTCCGGCGGGTTCGATCCGTAGGTGCTTGGGTCCATGCTTGGTTCATGCTTGGCTCGTGCTTGATTCATGCTTGAATCATGCATGGGCGATGCAGCATCTAAGCGGGGTAGAGACGACTCGGCCTCCTTAGGGTGTGGCCTTTGGTAGTCGGGCCAGCTCGGGATCTCCAGGTACTCCCGCGATCCGACCCGGTAGAGGGCGACAGAGCCGACCCCGGCGAGCTCGGCGACTGCGGCATCGATATCTGCGTCCCGTTCAAAGGGGAATAGCTGCCCGTGAACCACTAGAGAGTTCCAGCGCATCCGGCCCGCTTTGTCGCAGAGCGTCCAGAGCCCGACGAAGAGAAGCCGAGCCCGAAGCGAGCACGTCCCGAGCCCGTCGTGTTGGAAGAACTCAGGTGAGATCATCCGTTTTCGCACGTCCCTACCTCGCTCTCGACCCGCGCCCGGTCCTGCTCGCGGAGGCTGTCAAGCACCTCTTCCCAGTCAAAGCGGAGCTGGCCCCGCCCCTGGCCTCCGATGCGGAAGTGGGGGATCTTCCCGTCCGTTATCATCTGCCGGATCGTGCGAGTGCTAACCCGCAGGCGCTCGGCGCATTCTGTCGTAGTCAATATGTCAGGCATAGAGCCTCCTTCCGCTTGAGTATACGCAAACGGCGCGGCTTGTCTCGTCTATCTTTCAACTTTCTGCATCCTTTCTCTTGCAACCGTCCCGAGCCTCAAGTAGTCTCTGGCTCTAACTTGATGGAGGTCAAGACAATGGAAACAGGAAACAAGGACAAGACGGGCGCTAAACTCAAGAGGCTCCCGCCCTATCGCCGCCGCCAACTCCGGAACAGCCTTTGGCTGATCTCGATGCGCCTAAAGAAAATCACGGATGCCTTGGAGGGCACCCCTGACGGTTCAGCCTGCCTTGGGTTCCCCAGCGGAGCACATTGGGAGGACCGCGCTGAGTACCACATCACAAACGCACGCATGTTCCTAGACACCGCTGAGGATCTTCTGCTCGCGGACGGCGACGAAGAGGGGGGCGCGTGATGAGCCACGACGAGAACATGCGGAACGCCGCACACATCTACGACAACCTCACGCCGGAGGACTTCGGCCCACCTTCCGACGGTCACTGTGACCGCTGCGACACCTCGACCGACTGGGACGAACTGCGGCACGTTGACAGCCTCGACATCTACGAGTGCAAAGGGTGCATCGCTCACGGCGACCGGGACGCAGTCGGGGAGACCTGGCGGCGCACCTGCGACGACTGCGGCGACGTGTTCGGCGCCTTCCTCGTTCCGAAGCATGAGTGGGGCTATGTCTGCCACCCATGCAGCCAGGCTCGGATCGAGGCACTCCTGGCGAAGGCGGATCGGATGATCTCCGAGTACCGATCCATGTTGGCCCGTCACCCCGAGGTCAAGGGCCATGAGTAAGCGCGCCGCCCTGCTTCGCCGCCTCGACCGCATCGAGCGACAGTATCACCGAGCCGTCACCGACCGGAGGCACGTCGCCTCTGTGAAGTGGCGGATGTTCGCAGACACAACCCGAGCGCAGCTCCGCGCTCTTCCGACTGTAGGAGGTCACAATGTCAGCAGCTAAGAAAACTCACGATAGCCTAGCGTCCGCACTCGCGGCTGCTCAGGGCGAGATGAACGACGCACGCCTTGGGGGGAGCGGGAACTTCGGGCACTACGCCGACCTTCCCAGCCTTCGCGCGGCTTGCGTTCCTGTCCTGTCGAGCCACGGGATCGCGGTAGTCCAGATCGTGACGGGCGACGGCAACACGGTCTCGGTCACGACCCGGCTGCTCTGGGGATCCGAGACGCTCGACTGCGGCCCTCTTGTGATCCCCGTCACGGGCGCTCGGGGCAACCTCTGCCACGCGATCGGCAGCGCCGTGACCTACGGGCGTCGTTACACTTTGGGCGGCTGCGTGATGCTTGCCGCTAGCGAGGACGACGAAGGCGAGGCGCTCGCCGGGACTGTTACCCCGGCCCGCCGCCCTGCCCCGTCTCGGATGGATACGGCAGGGAAGGCTCGGGCGATCTTGTCCGGCGGGATCGGCTGCAAGAGTTCCGACGATGCCGAGGCTGCGATCCGCTACTCGACCTCGGGCAAGTTCGGAGCTGCCGACCTGAACAGTGAGGGAGACGAGATCCTCGCCGCCCTGGAGTCCCTCCGCGATACCTGCGGCGGCGACTGGACCGGATACCTTAACAGCGCCGTCGCGGCGTGGGAGGAACAGGCATGATTAACTCAGTCACTTTTACAGGGAACCTCGGAGGCGACCCCGAAGAGATTAAGGGCGAGCGGCAGACCAGGGCCAAGGCATCCCTTGCCGTGAGCCAGGGTAAAGAGAAGCCGACGATCTGGCTCGACCTCACAGCCTGGGGACAATGGGAGATCAAGGACCTGATGCGCTGCCGCAAGGGCTCACGGATCACAGTGTCCGGTCGCCTGGAGTTGCGTGAGTGGAGCGACCGAGACGGGAACTCACGGCAGACCCTGGGGATCTCGCTCACTGGGATCGAGCAGCACGAGCGCGAAGAGCGCCGAGCACCCGCCCCGAACTCACAGCCGATCGCGTCCGCTCTGGACGACGACGACGATCTACCCTTCTGATGCTGCTCCCGACGACCAACTTCCGAACCTATCTAATCCGGTGGACCGTGATCGACTGCGAGACTTCCGAGTTCGCTACCCGGTGCCTCGATAACGAAGAGTGGGAGGGCGACTGCCCCTGCTCTCTCCTGGCTGTGATCCATGACGGGATCTCGGTCGGAGACAAGAGCACCGACACGGCGACACTGCTCCACCTGATGTACTCGTTCGCGAACCAACACAACTCAACCCGACTGTAGGAGGTCACAACACAATGGAAACCAAGCTAACAAGCCGCGATATCATCGAGGCCTATCATCGCATCGGGGAGATAATGGATCTCGCCGGACTCCCCGACATCGACACCGCAGCCCTCGACGCTCTCGACACCGAGGCACTCACCCTGCTTGACTCGCTCGGCGAGGAAGCGCCCGACAAGCTGGGCAAGCTGCGCGCCGTCTGCACTCACCTCGCAGGCGAGGCCGAGTTGCTCCGCATCGAGGAGCGCAGGCTGTCAGCTCGACGCAAGAGCCGGGAGCGAGCGGTCGAACGTGTCCGAGGGTACGCCGCTGGGATCTTGTCCTCGCGCCGCATCGCCGGGCTCTCCGCTAAGATCAAGACGAGCGACGGCACGTTCTGGCTCGCCACCACGAAGAGCCTGGAAGGGCCGAAGGGCGTCGGCGAGTGGGAGGAGGTTGGCTTGTCCAAGGTCGAGGTCAAGCCCGACCGCACCGCAGCCCGTAAAGCCCTGGAAGGCGGCGCTGTGATCGACGGGTTCGCGCTCGTCGATAGGGAGTCGATCCGATGGAGGTAAGCAAGCCTATGACCTCCTGCGGGCTCCACGAGCCGCGCGCTGCGGTCTTCCACCTCGGCGACTCCTGCCCGCTCTGTGAGGCTCTGGAGGCTTTGCTAGTGGCGAAGGTCCAGCCAGAGGGCCGAGGGTCTCGACTGGTCCGCGAGTCGTTCCGGGTGTCCCGCGAGGCGATGCTCGGCGGGTGTTGGGACGGTGAAGAATGAGCGTGGCCGACCAAGTGACCATCCAGAACAACCTACAGATCACCGGGCGCAAGCTACAGATCGCAGAGGACGATCTACAAATCGCAGCCGCAGCGAATCGCCAGCTAGAGCAGGAGCTCGGCGAGGCGGTCGCCGCGCTGCGGGCTCTGTGCCGAGCGACGGGCGACGAGTCCGAGGATGAGGGTCTTGCGATCTGGCTGCGAGCCGACGAGATCTGCGCGCTACATGACGAAGAGACGACGTGATCGTCCTCGGCCTGGACCCCGGCCCGACGAACTGCGGCGCGGTGATCTACGACACCGAAGCTCGGGAGGTGCTGGAGTCGCATAAGTCGATCACCACATCCGCAGCCCTGGCTCTGATCTACGAGGTGTCGTCGCAGTTCGCCCTGGACCTCGTCGCGATCGAGAGGATGCAGAGCTACGGCATCGCGGGGAGCTCCCTGCTCAGGACTGCGGAGGTCGGCGGCATGCTCCATCACTGCGCCTCGGCCATGAGCTGCGATGTCGTCTGGCTCTATCGGCGCGAGGTGCTGCGCGGGCTCGACGTGACGGGCAAGGGCAACCGAGACTCGCTCGTTCGGCAAAGGCTGATCGAGATTCACGGGGGCGACCGAGCCTCGGCAGTCGGGACGAAGGCGAAGCCCGGCCCGCTCTACGGTGTCAGCTCGCACGCCTGGGCGGCTCTTGCCGTTGCGGTCGTCGCAGGCATGGAGGCGGGAGCATGAGCGGCTACCAAGTCGGGCTCTTCGATGCGCCGGAAGATCGTGGCCCACTATTGTCCGAGGCCCGCCGGGAGGTCGTAGAGGGCCGCGAGGATGGCATCTCCTGCCCTTGCTGCGACCAATACGTCCGAGTGTATAGGCGCAAGCTAAACAAGCCGATGGCCCGGCTCTTGCTGTGGCTTGTGCGGCGTCACGAGAAAGATCCGCGATGGTACAACATCCACGAGTTCCCGTTGATCCAGGGGCGAAGGGGCGGCGGTGACTTCGCGAAGCTCGCACACTGGGGGCTCGTCGAAGAAGGACGGCTTGACGACGAAGACGGAACGCGCCGCACCTCCGGGCTCTGGGTCCCGACGAGTAAGGCGCGGCAATTCGTCGCGGGTGCTTTGCGCGTCCCGTCTCACGTTCACCTGTACAACAATCACCCGGTCGGGTTTAGCGATGCGCCAATCTCGATCCGAGACGCCCTAGGCGAAGAGTTCAGTTATGCGGACCTCATGGGCCGAGAGGAGGCGGGAGCATGAGTGCAACAGGCCGAGGACGAGAGAGGAACGCCCGCGACTTCTACCGCACGCCTCGGTGGTGCGTCGAGGCTCTGCTTAAACACGAGCCCCTCGGCCCGCCCTACTGCGATCCGTGCTGCGGTGACGGTGCGATCCTTGAGGTGCTGGCCGAACACGGCGAAGCCTTCGGGGGCGACATCCACCCGCCCTCGGTCGGGGCTTGCACAGCATCCGGCCTCGATGCTTGGGTCGTGGACTTCCTCACCGACCTAGACTCCTCCGATCAGCGCCAGTCGATCGTAATGAATCCGCCCTACAGGCACGCCGCTGAGTTCGTCCGAGAGGCGCTGAGGCAACAGGCCCGAGGTGGGAAGGTCGCCGCCCTGCTCCGGCTGAACTTCCTGGGCAGCTCGCGCAAGCGGATCGATCTGGTCGGCCCCGGCTCTTGCCTCCGCTCTGTGCTCGTCTTGTCCAAGCGTCCCAGCTTCACCGGGGACGGGCGCACCGACGCGACCGAATACTGTTGGATGATCTGGGAGGTTGGATACACTGGCTCGGCTTCTCTGCGGGTGCTCGATGCCCCATCCTAAGGTCGCGCACTACGCCGGGCACGCCTACCCGAACGCGGGGTGGGCACTCGGTGACGTGCTCTTGATCGAGCCGAGAGCGAGCGATCAGCGGGTCGCCGAGCTCCTCGATCTTACTCCGCAGACGGTCCAGTATTGGCGGACGAAGGTGGGGATTCCGTCGTTCAAGCGGCGAAGCGCCCGCAGTCCTTACTTGGAGAAGTCCCGCCGCCCTTGACCTCCTCCTTGGCGGGACGGGGAAGCCCTCGGGGAGAGATCTTCGGGGGCTTCCTTTTATGTATTTACGAATAAGTTTGCACTCGTCTTTAATGCGTGTATATTAAAGACAGTCAAGGGCACTTGAGCCCGAAGGAGACTGAGACAATGAGCACTTTCCGCAAGACCCAAGCCCAGGCCAGCGCCATCGTAGAAAGCCTTTGGACGCGCAAGGAGATGATCCTCGACGCCTTCGCCGACGCCAGCGCCTACGGCTTCTCCCCCCCGAGCCGAGAGTCGCGAGACACGCTGGCCCAGATCAACCGCGACCTTGACTCCTACGGGGCGCCGCGAAGCAACCCAAACCTCTACTAGACAACCCAACACCAGCCCCGACCCGGCGGGTAATCCGGGAAGGAGGACTGAGAACATGGCACAACACTGCATTAGCTGCGGGAAGAAGGGGGCCCGGTGGCCGAAGTATGAGCCGACGTTGTGCTCTCAGAAGTGCGCTGCTCATAAGTTTATTAGCTACGCCGAACTCGCCCCCTGGGACGGTGCCCATTGTCCGTATTGCGGAGAAAACGCGGACGCTTGCAGCGGCAAGTGTCACCGCGCCGACGACGATGGAGGCGACGATAACTTTGATCTCTACGGCATATGAGCAGCCCCCGCGCCTAAACAACACACCCCGACCCGGCGGGCAATCCGGGCAGGAGGATTGAGAACATGAGCGAGCAGATAACCGACCTTCGGAGGATTGACGCGATGCTAACTAACAAGCGCAAGAACGATGACGGGACGTGGATCGTAGATGCGATCTGCCCGAACTGCGAGGCGAGCCGGACGCTGACTTTCTTCAAGTGGCCCGAAGTGATCTGCTCGGGCTGCGGCTGCGAACTCGTCCGGCCCAAGCTTCACAAGGGCGGACCGGGTAGACCGCTCGGGGGCGGCGACGACCGGAGGACGCGATCGATCCGCATGTCGGATCTAGAGTGGGCGATGGTATCGAAGAAGGCGAAGGCGCGAGGCATGAACAAGAGTTCCTATCTGCGAGCGGTCGCCCTCCGAGACGTGACCGCGCAGGGTGACGCGACGAAGCGAGCGCTCTCCGAGGTCGTGGATGCGCTGGAGTCCTACGCCGACGACTGGAACAGTAAGCGCCCCACGGATCCAACCGTGCTGCTCCCCATGCTTCGGGAAGCCCTTCGGGGCTAGGCTGCGGAGAGCTTCGCGATCCGGCGCTCTAGGTGCTTGCGGTGAGCCGCGATCATCTTCGGACCCTTGTCGATCATCCGGCGCTCTAGTCGGTCTAGTCGCTTCTCACGACGGAAGAGACGCTGCGAGGCGTGGCGATAGACACCGACCGCAAGCAGGGCGACGAAGAACACGACCACTCTAGCGATCTCCTTTGCTAAGGGGTCGCCCGGCACGAGGCGCGAGAGGCGGAACGCAAGCTCTCCCGCGATGGCTGCGTCTGCTTCCCAGTTCCGCATGCCCTCGACTTCTTCGGTGAGGTCGCCGACGACTCCGATCAGCATCACCGCGATCGGGTCGTGGTGCTTCTCCAGGAAGGCGGCAGCGTCGATCCGCCTTTGCTGTCGGCGGACTGACTTACTCGGCATCGGGTGCGCCCTCCTCGATCGCTGCGGCGATCTTCTTGCCTGCCGATAGAGCGGCGGCAGTGTCGACGAGACCTTGAGCACCGAGCAGGCCGAGGCCCATGGTGATCACAGCCTGGAGGCTAGCGTCGTCGAGAGGTGATCCGAGCATGTCGGAGACGGTCACGAGCAGGATGATCCCGATCGTTATCCAGAGCTTCCTTGATTGCAGTCGTGCTGGCATGTCTATCCTCCTGGGGTGTAAAGAGACTCGGGCGGAGTCGGGGGTCGTTCCGACGGGTGATGGTACTTGGCAGGGATACACGATCGGATCACAAGCAGGGCAGTGAGTATCGCGACGATCGCGGCGAGCACGGCGAGATCGTCTCCCTTCGCGCAACTCACGATGTCGCCCGAACCTTGATCAAAGCCGAGGTGAGCTTGCTCGTGTAGGCGTCGACCTGGCCCGGTCCATTGTAAAGCCGGACGAGCTTGCGGAGGTCCTCCGACTTCGCCGCGCGGAGTGCTTGTGGTGAGGCTCGGAACCAGCTCGCAAGGATCGCGTGAGAGACGATCTCTGGATCGGCGGTGAATGCGGCGAGCGCCTCGTCTACTCCGAAGATCCCGATCAAGTGAGAGCCGAGCACCTGGAAGAGTCCCCAGCTCGTCGACTCGATCATCGCCCGCCGCCACGGTTGATCCTCGTGCATCGCGTGGGCTCTGTCGAATGCGGCCCGGCTCGTCTCGGAGCGGACGACCGACCATCTCTGCGATCTGCTCTTCGGCGTGTAGGGAATGCAGCACGCCCGCTCTCCCATCTTGCGC